GGTGGTGTTGGTGTCACCAATGACAGCAAACGTCTGAAAGCCCGCAACCGCGCCGGTCAGCGTAAAGCTTACAGTGGTATTCGCCGTGGCCGATTCTTGGACACGGTTTGCGAGGACCAGAGCCATTAAACAACCTCCAGCGGTTCTTTGTGCCACGTATGACGCTTGTGCGTCTTGCGCTTACCCGCTATACACATATACACGGCAGTATGCGTAAATCCAGCGGCATGTAGAGCCTTTGCCCCAACAAACACTTGCATTTCACCGGTCTCCACATTAGTGCCAACTATCCGATACCGAAGACAGTTGAGATTGCCGGTTTTTAACTGGCTGATTTTTTCACGATGCGCCGCTGTAAAAGACTTACCCTTGCTCCAAGAAGTTTTGCCAAGCATCGCATTCCGCAACTTCTCTTTGGTTTCTTTTGCCAAAGGCTTGCCCTTGTTGTGCGCGGGGGTACCCGAGCGTGCCGCGCTAATTTTTTCTTTAGCACTGGCGGAACATGGGATACCTTTATTCCACGGCGTTCGTCCTGCTTGACCTTCGCCGCCATCAGTTAGGTTGCACAGCCGCATCCTCATGGAACGAAAGCAGGAGATTAAAAACTTCTCATGCTCAAAGGCTTCGCTTTCAGTTTCCCATCCAGCCAGTAGCTCCACAGTAGGAGCCCCATGCTTTTCAACAACGCGGTTCCAAAACACATTCCTGTTAAAGAAGTTGTACGCACGGTCCGCCCTGCGGCCCTTACCGATATAAAACAACTCCCCCTTCGGGGTGTAATGGGCGTAGGTGTAAAACACATGACTCCTAGAGGGCTCAACTCGTAGCCGTGGTCGAGTAGGTAACGCTAACCGTGTCGCCTGCCGTGGTGATCTTCGCTGTGGAGAACGCCCCTGCGCTATACAGCGTGCCCGAGGTGTTGCTTTGCGTCGAAGACGCGCCAGAGCCGGTTACCAAGAAGCAGCCACCCACCGTACCGCCCGCGCCTGTGATGGTGTAGGTGATAGCCGTGGCAGTCTTGGTCGTCACGTTGGTCGGCGTAGTTCCCGTGGAGGTTGCGGAACTAAACGATGCCGTGCCCCGCACAGCAGAACCACCCACCGTGTAGTTGATGAACTCAGTCCAACCCGCGTGCGAGGTCATGGTGTCCGCAGCGGCAAACGTCGGGCTTGCGCCAGAGATCAGGCCAAGGAACGGACCCACAGTCGTATAAGCGCTACCAGACAGCAGGGTGTCCAGCATCAGCTCTTTACCAACAGCGTTGACCAAGTTGGGGAACTCATCTTGCCACTTGATGCTGCCATCAGCAGCGCGGCAGACCACATGATAGTAGCCTTCAACACCGACAGACTCAGCCCCAACCACATTGGACTGCATGGTCACCTGTGCGTGGTCGCCAAAATTTGAAAGTTCTTTTTGCATGATTGATCCTTAAACAAGGCGGATAAGAGCAGAGGTGCTGGTATTAGCGGGCATCTGCACAGTGAAAGAAGTGGTTGAGGTTTTGTCCGAACCAAAGTCCAGTACACATACAGCGCCATTATCCCCCGGCGTGTAGATTAAAGCACCACGCGCCGTTAGCACACCAGTCCACGCGGGAGACGAGAAGTTAACGTACGTGACGCTACCTCCCGAGGTAGCTTCGCTAGAGATTGTTGCGGTAACAACAGAACCACCTGCAACATAGTTGCCGCCTGATGCCTCACCAGTCGCAGTGTACGCGGTGGTGGTTTGATCCAGCGTTGCAGAGTTGGTGTACAGCGCCAGATAAAACGTATCCGAGGCAAAATTGATCGTGCCGTTAACCAGGCCCGAACGCAACGTGTTGCAAGAGTAGTTGCCGGTGAAAGCCAATTAGACCACCCCGGTATTCTGCGGCAGCGGCGCAATACGCGACTGTCCACTGCGGTACGCATCGCTGCGCTCCAACCCATCACCCAGACGCTTAGCCAGAGCCAGAGCTTCTTTGTACTTGCCGTCGTACAGGGCCAGCATGTCTGCTTCGCCCTTCATAAAGGTATAAGCCTCTACCAACGAACCGTACAGCAAGACAGTATCGAAGTTGTCGCCCAACCAAGTCTGGCCATCTGCGGCCACCGAGATCGACTCCGGGTAATAGTAGTAATGCAACTCAACGCTGTAGGCTGCATCTGGAGTCGGGCCGAGAATGAAGCTCAGTTCATCAGAGATGGTTGCACCTGCTACCGTCGGGCCAAACAGGGCGTAGTAACGAGGAAGGCCCGTGCTTGTCGGCGTTGGGTATGCCTGCCGGATAAAGTTCACATCCTTGTTCAGCAAGTACTCAAAGCGCCCGTCTGCGTCAATGACTGCCATAGAGAAGGCAGAAAGAAAATCAGTTGGGCACGACAAGTATTTGTTGTTGGCAGACACAGACCCGGTGACGTTCTTACGGATCGAAGGAAACTGCACCGTGTTGAAGATGCGCTGCTCAGCCTGCTGGACGAACAACGGGATGTTCGCAACAAAGTCCGATTCAAAGTTCTGCGTGTAATCGCAGATGGCATCAGTCAACGCGGTATAGTTCATTTTTAGGCCATCGGTCCACGAGCCATCAAGCCCTTGGTAGCTGCACCGGTTCCACGGATTTTAATGCCGCTGGTCTTGGTGGGCTTGTACTCGTTACTGCGCTCGTTTGCCACAGACACGTTGGCCTTTAGCGCTTCTTTAACAGGCATTTGTCCAACTACAGGCGTTGCCACGGTGGTAATTTTTCCAGACATATTAGGCTCCTTTACGACCGGGGCTTTTTTGGTTGGCAATCTTTGCCAAACCTCGACCCATCTTGAGCATGTCGGCGTTTGTCTTGCCGCCCGCACGCATACCTTTAGCACCGTGCATACGTTTCTCATGGGCCTTGACTTCGGTCTTAGCCACTTTCTTCATTGCGTCCATGTCCAACTCCTTACGTAACGGATACTGTGACTGTACCCAATTGCACAGATAAAACCAAATTATTTGGTGTTAGGTCGGCATCAAAAAACCTTGACCCACCAACCGGAGCCCAGCCCCACTGAATAACTCTGCTACCCCCCGTCAGGTATCCGTCTGAGCCACTGCCCGCAACCACATATGTGCTGTCCGGACGAGGGTTGCGCAAAGCCTGCGGATCGTCTACAGGGTACATGCCCAACTGCAACTGTGGCTGGTCAGGGTCCCAGCACTGCGGGCAAACAAGAAGCTGGTACCTTTTAGTTTTAACAATCTCAGTTTTCAGCTCGGTCAGCTTATAGCGCTGTCCACAGCGATCACACATTGCAATCGCATTTTTGCCTGAAGCAAACTGACTGCCCATTAGAAGCCACCGCCAATAAACATACGACGCGGCACAAATCGAATGGATGCCTTCTCACGATCTTCTGTGCTGGCAAACTCCCAAGCCTCGTCATACTGGGCTTTGAGAACCGACATCCGTGCTTCCGCACCGGGTATTTTAAGCGCCAGATAGTAAGCCAGTCCCGCCACCATGCACGGCACAAACCGGAATGGCACATCCGCCACGTTCACACCATCTCCAATGTCTTGGGTGCGCCGCAAACGCCAGTACACAAGCTGGTATGTCTGGGAGCCATCAGGGGTAGGCCACACCGTAACGGCGGGTACCTGTGCCCAATAGACCGCCGTACCAGAGGTGTGCGTGGCTGCAGTAGTGTTGTCCTGCCCCCGGGCGCAGCTTGTTAGGGTATTCCCGCTAATCGCTCCGTAGCCAATGATCTCGTTGTCAATCTTGACAAACCCAGCAGCGGGAAGACCCACGGTGGAGCTGAGCGTAACGGTCGTGTTGGTGGCTGACAAGGTGCCGCCGGAGACGGTTAGCCCTGTGGGGGAGATTTGTCCGGTATAGCGCTGCACCCAGATTTGAATGGGTCGTGCTTGCTGGAGCTTGTTGGGGATCGTGGCGTAGGTGGAGACGCTGATGCGGGTGATAGACAGATCGGCTTGGGTGGCTGCGTTGCCTGCGCCTGTACGGATCACATGCTCCATCAGGTCTACCGTGTCGTTTGGCAGCGGGTAGGTGTTCTGACCCTGCACAAAAGGGATCGTGCCCTGCTCAAAAGTCCACATGTTCAGGCCACGGTTGGCCCAGTCTGCGAACAACAGGTTCAGCGACCGACGAGCGGTCTTGAGGTCATAGCCCGTGCGCAACTCACTACCGGCACGCTCGAATGCCTCCTCAACGATCTCAGAGAGGTCGAGGTTAAAGCTACTTGCGCCGGAGGTGGTTGCCATATTTACACCATCTTCCCACGGGTTTTGCCACGCTGGGCGATGCCGTCAGCGCGGCTGGAGGCGGTCATGCCGCCTTTTTTGTACTCGTTCGCGCCCGCATACGGGTACACGGTCTTTTTTACGCCGCCTTCTTGCGTAACAGATGCTTCGCGTTCAGCAGCTTGCCTTCCAGGCTTGGCTTTTGCCGCTTCCACTTCTTTCTTTATGGCAAGCTGGCGATCCAGTTTAAAAAGTTCGTCGCCAACATTTGTTTTATTTTTTTCAGCGTTGCGAACGGCTTGTTGGGTAAGCCCAAGCCCACGACCACCTCCACCTCCGCTACCCCCCATGCCGCCAAAGCCTTTGCCGCCTTCAAGCTCTTGAAGCGGTTGGCGTATTCCTTTTGGCATTATCTGTACCTCGCTGTTTTTGCTGCCACCTTGGGTGGCTGTTTCACGAATTGCTTCCCGGCAGCTTTGCCCGCGCGTTTCGCACGAGTCGTTGCAGCGTACTCAGCAGGGCTGAGGCTCTTGATTGCAGCTTCTGGAAGGTATCGCTCACCAGTTTTACTAGACGGTTTGCCACTTTTGGTTCTCCATTTCTGGTCGCCCCAAGCCTTCAATGACTGCTGCGGCGCTTTCAATCTCGGTACCCCCCACCTGCTGCCTTGTACTTCTTGGCAACAAGCTGAGCCTTACGGGCTGACCATTGTCCTGCCCCGGTGCCATGAGTGGCTGCGGCTTTAACCTGACTGACTATGCGTTTCCTAAGTTCAGGTTTCGTGTAGTTGCCAGCCGCGTTCACCTTCCCGCCTTCAGCGTACTGCGTGAAGTCGGTGTTATCCCGCCGGGGCTTCTTGACCCCTTTGGGCATTTTAGATGGGTTGATGTCCCCCATGCCACGGCTGGCTCTCATGATCAGATTACCCGACCTTTGGTTTTGCCTTTAACAGCAATACCGTCACCACGAGATGAAGCGGAGCCGCCAGAAGCCATCTTCTTAACTGCGCCACCACGCTTCATGCTCATGTCAGAAACGTCTTTGTTTTCTTCGCTATTTAAACGCTCAGAACCTTTTGGGTAACCGAATCTGCGTACTGCGTCTTTAGATTCCGCAGCCGACATTAGAGAACCCATCTCTGGTCCCAACTCCGGTTTAGTAGATGTTTTAGTGGCTGTTGTAGGTTTTGCCAAATCAGTGGTGTACTTCTTGCCGTTGAACATAAATGATTTGTCGCCCGAAGCACGGGCTTCGCGGAAAGCTTTTCCAAATGCACTAGTTGCCATCATCAGCTCCTTATCAGCAGGCTTTGCCGCCGGACTTCATGGTGATCATCTTGCCCTTGGTCTTGCCTTTGGACTCAATGCCGCCGCCTTTGGCAAACGGCTTGCCTTTAGCCATCTTCATCTCACCCATCTCATGTTTGATCATGGACTTGGGAGCGCCCTTCTTTTTCATGAAGGCCATCTCTTTACCAACCATAGCTTTGGACTCTTTCATATCGCCACCTTCTTTGAATTTGCGGCCCTTGTCCGCGTTAAGAAAATCTTTACCCACGCTTGTAGGCACGCCAACTTTCTTGGCAAACGCGGGGTTCTTAGCCACCGCCGCCATAAACCCATGCTGTTTCTTACTTGTGCTCGGCATCATCGCCTCGCTTTTTACGCCAGAGCGAACTGAACTCTTTGCCGGTAGCCATTTCATAGATGCGCATGACACCCACGATTGCACCGATAAGCACAAACAAAGGGTTGAGCAAGTTCAAAAACGAACCAATAGCAGTAAACACCGCAACAAAGTCAAGCACGTTTTTTACGCTATCTGTGTGGTCAGTCATATCAGCACTTCCATGCCCGCAAGGACTTATTAATCCGGGAGTTTGGGTCGTTCGCGGTCTTCGCTGAGGTGAGCTTCTTCTTCATTCCACTCATCCTTGCACAGAAGGAGTCGCGCCTTGACCCGCCCTCGGGTTGCGGTGCTTTCAACCCGGGTTTCCCGGGGTTGGCCTTGTTGTAGGACGCACGGCCCTTCGCGTTGAGGCCGCCCTTCTCCGACTTGCCTTCTTTGCGGGTCCATGCTGGTGTTTTAGCCATAGAAGATCGTGACGCCGGTTTGGTTAGTCATCTGGCAGTAAATACCATCAACCGCCAAAACACCTTCGCCCGGAATGGGCAGCGTGATTACGTCCGACGCAGTGTTGGTGTCCATAGACATCAACCATCGAGCTCCCTGCGTGCCCGCAGTGCCAGCAGTAACGGTTCCGGAGTTGATGTCCGTCACCGTGTACGTGCTAGAAGTTAGGACTGTGACAGCATAGTTGCCGTTAGTTCCAACGCGAGAAGAGCCATCTGGCCCGAAAGTCAGCCCAACCACCTGCCCCGTTAACAGCCCGTGAGCCGCCAGCGTTACAGTGATAAGCGTGCCTGCTCGGCCATACGTGATTGCAACAGGGGCCGTCGTCGTATCCCAGAAGTTCACCGTACCTGCGGTTGCAGTGCCCATAGAGATCAGGGCCTTAAGCCGCGCACGGCTCACGACCATTTGCCCGCTCACATTTAAGTGGGCTGACTTGACATCAGTTTGCATCGTCATGATGCGCTCCTAGTTAGACCGGGGTAATGGTCGTGGTGCCGTCGGAAGCGTCAATCCAAGTGCTACCAGCGGTAGAGCCTTGAGCAACGTAGAAAGTTTTGGTGGTGGTGTTGTACAACGTGGCACCCAGAGCCTTGCCAGACGTATTGACAGCGTTGCCAATAGCCAGAAGAGCCGTAGAGGTAGTGGTCGTAGAAGTAAGCGTGCCAGTCACGTTGCCGGTGATGTTGCCGGTAACAGAACCAATAAAGCCGTTGGCCGATGCGACAGGCCCGGTGAAGCTAGTTTGTGCCATGATGATTCCTCACATGCGAGTTATGGGGCGTCCGTCTGCATGTCGTCTGCTCGGTCAGTCTTACGCCCCGGGGAAATCCGAGTTGAAGCAATATAGCTCAAAAAGAAAAGGGGCACAAGGCCCCTTTTCTAATTTCATCAGGTCGAACCTGACGAGCCCCACATGCCGAGGGGATCAGACCAGCCGAACGAATAACGCTCGCGGGCCTTGTAGCGGACGTTGCCGGTGTCAAAGTCGCCGTCCATTTTGGTGTCCAGCGCCATACGCTCAAAGTGCTTCAAGCCGTTGGGAACGTCGGTGGTCAAGAACCATGCGTTCGGGTCGGTCAAGAAGTGGTTCACACAGTAACCGCCGGAGATGGTGCCCATTTGCTTCAACGCGTTGATGTCGTTATCAGCAGTAGCAACACGCAGTTCGGTGTCCAGCAGACGCTTGGACGAGAACATCAGTGCCGGGGGAACCACCAGCTTGACTGGCTTGGCAGCGATCAGCAGTCCACGCTCATCGGTCCACGCAGCGATTTGAATCGTGGCGTTTTCCAGCGAGGTTTCGTTCAGATCAACACCAACGGTCGGGCTGTTGTAGTTCTGACCACCGCCAACCAGCGGATGGCCCACGCGGGCAGAGCTTGAGTTCACGCCGAACAGCGAAACGCCATCACCACCAAGGTAAGAACCGCTAAAACCGTTGTTCAGAACGGAAGCAGCTTTAACTTGCTTAGTGAAGGCCATAGCACGAGCCAGAGCCTTGGTGTAGCGGGCGGACAGACTGTCATACAGGTTGTCTTCCACTGCTTCTTCCGTGATGGAGAAGCCCAGAGCGATGGTTTCGTGGGTGTAACGGGCGGTAAAGGCTTCCTGCGCGTTGTCGTAAGCGATGGCAGAGCCTTCGTTCTTGACAGGTGCGGCACCAAAACCGGCGAGCTTGGTCTCTTCTTCAAACGAGCGCTCAGAGCTCTCGGTCTCGTAGATTTCCTTATGCTCTTCACCGTAGCGGGCGTACTCCATACCAAACAAAGCGTTCAGTCCGGGAAGGAGTTCTTTAAGTAGCTGTGCACGAGAAATAGCCATTTTTAATTACTCCTTAGATGCCAACGGCATTGGTGAAGGCGTGAGCGCCGGGGTTGAATTTCACCAGCACGTCAGGGAATGCATCACCAACCGGGGAGGCAAAGCCAATGATCTTGAACGCGGCGGCGGTAGTAACAACCGTGGACTCCAAAGCGCTCGTCGAGTTACCTGTGGTGGTAGAACCAGTGCTGGTGCTCTGAACGGCAGCAAAGAAGGTGTTTGCACCAAAAGCAGCTTGGGTGGTGGTGCCATCCAACTGAGCTTGGAACGTCACGCTGGGATCAGTGATCACGTATGCAGTCACCACGCCGGTTGTGCCGGAGGGGTAGTACTGGCCGTAAATCTGCTGACCTTGTGCGTTGATGTAAGAACAGCCAACAAACACACCCAAAGCGCCGAGAGTGTTTCCACCAAGGTTGTTAGTCGTCAAGTCTGCGCCAGTGGCAGTAGACAGGGCAATATAACCGTTGGCGTTAACAATAACGACTTGGCCGTTAAAGATGTTGGATGCCAGACCTGCAGGATCAATCAGGAACTGACTCGTAGCGCCAGCATAGGGCATGCCGTCGTTACGGTTTACGGCGCGTAGGCCGTAGGGAGATGCGGTAGATGCCATTTAAGGACTCCTAATTACTTTGAACCAGAACCAAATCCGCTTCCGCGACTGGCCGAGGACTTACGGTCCGCAAACAGAGGCATACGCGGGTCATTGTTTCGCATGAAGTGATTATCCACCGACTCCATCTGGTTCTGAGCTTGCGTAGCGTAATACTCCTGACGGGCTCGGTATTGTTCAACAGTCTGTTTGCAAAGCATAAGACCGCCAATCTCCACGTTACCAGTTTGAGCATTGCCAGCAAGCAACAGTTCCGGATGATCCACAGCTTTCACCGGCACCCAGTTATCACGCATCTTTTTAGATACGTTTGTCGGATCAGCCTGACCAAGGATATGCGTAGCAACCCAGTGGTAGACATAACCCGGCTCAGGGGTCGGATCGGGCAGTGCGCTCGGGGGAACATACACTGATCGAGAGTTTTTTTCGCGGGACACGAGGTCACGAGGAATCCGGGGTTCAGCCATTTTGGTTCTCCAGTTTAGCTACTTGGGCAGCATACTGCTGCGGCGTTAGGTTAAATTTCTTAGCCAGCGCCACTTGGGTTGCTGTCAATCGTATCTTTCCAGATGCCGTACTACGGGATGCTGGAGCGACAACTGTTGTAGGTTTCTTTTGAACCTCACCAGATTTCGGCTTGTCATCGTTCCCAAATAACTCGGGAAACTTCGACTTCATGCGACCGTCAATGTGGTCGTAGTAATCATCAGAGCGGGGGTCAGTACCTCCGGTGACTAGTTTTTGGTGCAGCCCTAGTGCGTAGCTGGTGTATTCCTCGAAGCCGTCTTGCCCGAACCACTGGTTTTTGGCCTGCCAGCGCAGGGACTTTTCGTCGGGTTTAGCGGCTTGTTGGGTGTTCTGTTGAGTTTTTAACTCATATCCATCCTCTTGTAAAGGGGTTGGCTTAAAGTTTTTCATCGACTCTGAGCGCATCTTAGCTTCTGCAAGCTGTTCTTGCGCTGCAACAATCGCATCCGTGTCAAACGCCTCGTGAGCATCTTTCAGGGCTTTGCGTGCGAAACCAAGGTCTGCCTCCGCTTTTTCTTTAGCGGTTGTTGCGTAAACTTCTTGCCCAGCATTGTATCGCTGTTTAAGACTTTTGTTTTCGTCGATAAGTTGTTGTGCAAGGCGCTCTAGTTCCTGACGTTCACGCGAGAGTGACTCGGCCTTACGGCGCTCGTCATGACGTGCGTGGGTCAGTTCTTTAATGCGGCTCTTAACTTTGTCAGAGTAGGATTCGATCTCTTCGTCTGTCGGATCAGCTACTTCACGGTCAAGAGGCTTGCGCCCCCGGTCACGTTCGGGAGTGTCATCGACAATCTCAATCTCGATCTCAGTTTCGTTATCTGTGTTCTTGCCCTCGACTTCGTCGGGGAACTTGAACTCGTCGTTTTCACCTGCCATATCTACTCCTTCAAGCGCGGGTTAAACCGCGAGGGTCTTGCACAACAGCATCGACCTGATCGTCGTTGATCAGGCGAAACTCTTTTCCGAAAATCTTAAACCGCGTACCGGAATATGTACGCACGAGAACAAAGTCGCCTTCTTTGCACCACGCTCCGTTAGGAAACTTGGCGGCATCTTTGTACGCGTCGGGGCCTACACGCAAAACAAACAACACGGTTGTGGCGTGTTCTTCTTGGCGCATAGTTGCTGAGTCACGAACCAAGTCGAGCGATGTACCTGCGATCTTGCTATCGACCTCGGGAACAATACAAAGCAGTTTCCAGCCCGTGGGGATTGGTAGTGCTCCGGCTTTTGATTCGGCATCCGCTTCTTCGTCCGGCATTCCTGTCGGTTGGATTTGCGGAGGTAGTGCAATCCCCGGGGGAAGAATAAGTTCACTCATTTTGATTTTTCGCTTTCTCTGCAAGGTCAAGTAGATAACGCTCCGCAACGGCTAGACCCTGAATAACGCCGCAGAGTTTTTGATATTCATCGAAAGTGCGACACTGACCCCCCGCCAAATCGTCGGCGTAGTTGTTCATGTCGTTACGTATTTGTTCGCGCAATACGCGTGCGAAGTCTTCAATCATTTGTTACGAGGGCCTCTCGATTGTTGTGCCGTCTGGGCTTTGCTCTTTGCGATCTCGATGCCCATGCGGACACCATCACGCTCCTGATCCGCTTCAAGCTTGTCTGCTTTGTAGGCAGCGTCGGCTTGAAACTGTTTCTCCTTAAGCGCCAACTCATCGGCCTTGGCGGCAGCGTCGATCTGAACTTTCTTGTCTTTGATCGCCACTTCTTGCGCACGAAGCTGCATCTCTTGCTGCTGCAGTTGCAACACGGGGTCTTGGGCTTGCTGCTGCGCTTGTTGCTGCGCCGCCTGCGCTTGGTTCTGTGCCAACAACTGTTGCGCGGCTTTTGCCATCATCGTGGACATCGCAGTCTCGATCTGCGGGGGCAGCTTATCTTCTTCCGGTGGCAAGGCAAAGCCAAGTTGCTGCTCAACCTTCTGGCGGTACATATATGCAGCGTGCTCAGCAATGTGTGCCTGCATAGCGGCCATCATCATCTGCGCTTTGGGGTTCTGCCCAATAAGCTGCATCAGCATCGGGTCTTGCATGGCAGCCATATGCACTTGGATGTGCGCCTGATGGTCTTGATACAAGAACGCCTTAACGGGCTTGCCGCGTAGCACCGCCATGTTCTCCGACACAGGGTCGGTGGGTTTCATATCATCGGGCAGCGGAACTAGTTTTTCCGCATTTTTTATCCCAAGGACTTCTAGCATCGAGCGATGCAACTGGGGCATGTCGTAGATGTCCGGAGCCATCTGCGCCATCTGGATCACGGCTTGGTACTGGACGACCCTTTGCGACATTGTGGACGCGTTGGGGTCCGAGACCGGGATCACATCCACCAAGTCGTAGTCTGCTTGCTTGGCCCGCTTGGTGCCGTACTCCGGGGTGTACTCGTAGTCAACGTCCGTGTAGTCACGAATGATCGCTTTGAGCAGGCCCAGCTCTTGTTTCAGTGCAAAGTGCACCCGGGCTTGGACTGCGGTGAGGACTTTAAGCTGGCGCTCCAGCAGGGCGAGGGTGGTACCCACGGGAGCCTGCGCGGACATGTCGGAGATTTTCATATCCGCAGTCGCGGCAAACCGACGGCCCTCTTCAACGATGGTGCCCAGCAACTGGAACAACACGTTGGACGGTTCCTTGTAGGGGAGCGGGAGAATGTTGTCGCGGATGTTGCCGCTGCCCAAGTCCACGTCACGGAACTCGCCCGGAGCGATGGGGGTGTCGTCGCCCTTAATTCGCAAGCCTCTGCTTTTCAAACCTCCGGGCAGGTTGCTAAGGGTACCGGCATCGACCAACTGCCGCATCAAGGAAGTAGCGGACTTTGCAAAGCCACCGATCAGGTGAAAGAGACCGAAGCCGTATGCACCGAACCCGGGGATGTACTGGTAGTGTACGAAGTGCTGGCGCTTGGCGTGGTAGTCGTCCTTTTCTTCCCAGTTACGGCGGATCGACAAAACGGTGTTCGTGCCCTTAATGAAGGTAACGACGTACGGCAGCGCAATGGCTGAGTCGTCCGGGCGAAAGCTATCGCCATCAATGACCAAATTCGCATGGCTCTCGCACAGCAGGAACCGCTCGTCGTTGATGTCTGAGAAGCCAGTCTCTTTGTTCTTGGCTTGCTGGATGTCGTCTTTATTTTTGCTGGGTTCACCCAGCTCCACATCCGAATAGAACCCAGCTTCTTGCAAGCGGACAATGTCGTCCTTGTTCTTGCGCATCAGGTGCGTGAGGCGGTGGCAGGTATCAAGGTCTGTCGTACCGTAGGGAAGCAGAACGTCTTCGGCGGGCACAAACATCGAGACTTGCCGACCCAGCGACGGGTCGTAGTAGACCTTCTTAAAGGCAGAGCCGGTAGCCGGGAGGCTCCACAGCATGCGCTCGTGCTCGGGGCGGAACTCTTTCATCACCTCCGTGAGTTCAAAGTTCATGTCAGACTGCACACGCACCGCAGCTTCTTTGACCTCAACCGTCTCTTTACCAATGATCTTGGTACGCACCGGGCCCTGTGCCGGGAAGGTTTCCGTGATGGTCTCTGCCTGAAACCTAACCACTGCCTCTGTGATCATCGGGTGGAACACACCACAAGCGCCATCCCACGGCTCCGTGCGGTCTTCCATCTGCAGGCCCAAGAGTTTTAAGCCTTCGGTGTATGTTTTCTCCCACTCCTTGCGGCTACCCTTGTCGTTGTCGATATCAGCGGAGAGCTGGGAGACTAGTTGCTGGATTTCCCCCTCGGGGAGGGTATCAACCAAGTTTTCATCAAACCCGCCTTCAGCGGGGTCTTCTTTTGTCAGGCTAATCTCCAACCCATCGACGCCAATGTTCACCTCTTCTGGATCAACGATCTCAATCTCAATGTCCGGTTCGCCTTCTGCTAGGGCGTCGATGCCTTGAGGTGCAGGGTACAGCGCTTTGTCGATATTGGTAGCCATGAAGAATCCTTAAATCTTGAAATCAATAGTACGCTGCACGGCGTTGGCGAAAGAGCTTATCTTCCTGCTCGTCCGTATCCAATGGGATGAACCCACCTTGTCTGTATCTTAAAAGGGCTTGGGTTGTTGTATCCACATAGTCGTCATTCTCGCCGACTGGGAACGCAGCCACTTCTTCAATTACTTCCCGCGCCCAGCGCGTGTCAGGTGCCCAGACTTTACCGGATGTGAACAAATCCGCAACTGCGTTCACACGCACCATCTTGTCGTTGCCCCGGCTAGGGCTGAACTCGGAAACTGGAATGCCCATCTGGCGAAGTTCTTGGATCAAAGGGGCCCCAGCAGCCTTCTTTTCCACAATAAACGCGTCAGGAGTCCACTCTTTGTAGTGCCTAAGCGCTACTGTTTTCAGTTCTGGGAACGCCATACGGTCTTTAAATGCGTCCAGCAGGATGATCTGGGGACTGTTGCCCTCTTCCTCGTTATAGAACACGCCCCACGTTGTACAGGCGGAGTAGTCCGAGGTTGTTTTTGTCTCAAACGCCGTGTCCCACGACTGGATCACGTAGTCACACGAGGGAGGATCGTCTTTTTCCCAGATGCGCCAGTGTTTGCGGGATATAACTGCGCTGGACTCAGCCGTTGGCTGCTGCATGTACTGGGCGTTCCAGTACCGGGGGTCGATGCTGGCCTTGGTGGACTTCAAAAGCTCCAGTGACCACTGCTCAGGCCACAGGCTCTTCTCGGTCTCCTCGCCCTCATTAAGAATGGCAGGCAGTTCCACCAACTCCCAAGGAATGGCCTCGGGGTTTTTGATCTGGTAGTCCAGCAAACGACCCGTGAGGTCAAGAAGCGACCAGCGCGTCATGATGATAATGATCGCGCCCCCCGGCATCAGACGCTGCAGCGGTCCGGTCTGGAACCAACTCCATGCTGTGTCGAAAGCAAGGCGGCTGTTGGTCTTTACATCTTGTTCGCTGTGTGGGTCATCGATAACGAACAGGTCTGCACCCCGTCCAGCAAGAGCGCCACCCACACCGGCGGCGTAATATTGACCCCCAGCAGCCGTAGACCACTTGCCTGCAGCTTTTTGGTCATCCGCTACAACCGTAGCGGGGAAGATTTCACCATACTCCTCTGAGTCGATCAGGTTCCTGATACGACGGCCAAAGTCTTCCGACAGACCCGCCGTGTGCGTACCCATAATA